GGACGCTCATGCGCATCTACAGGAAATTTTTTACTATAAGTACATTCCATCATATTAACTCCTCACAACTCTTCTACCTTGTTATACAATAGCTCTGCTTCCTTAATACGTCCTGTTATGTAGTCATAGTATAGCTTTGTGCATTGCCCTGTCAAGCCACTAAACCTATTCTTTATCACACGGACATAGGTGGTGTGTCGCTCTATCATACAATCAGCTTGACCATTACGTTCTAACCCTATTACAATGTCACTTAGTTGACCTATACTATGAGATCCCCTAAGATCACTAAGACTGACATTAGTAGAGTTAGTCTCATGTGAACCTGACGATGGTCTACGTAGATGAGATACCATGAACAATGAAATACCTAGCTCCTGTACGAGTGTACGTAGCTTGGTGACACAGGCGTCTATAGTCCTACGTTCATCTAGCTCATTGCTCTGTGAACTGACTAGAATAGATATATGATCTAAGACGATATAACGACAGCCCTGCGCTCTAACCAGATAGCGTATACGAGCGATAACATTCTCTATTGTGTTAGAACCGAAGTGGTCGAAGAAGAAAAACCTATCAGAGCCTAGAACTTCATTGAAGGCTCTTTGATATTCTTCAGGTTCGTACTCACTATTAGGTAAGTGCAGGGGTTTACTTAAATATAAACTCATCATGCTCTCTGCTGTAGTACGAACATTTTCTTCCATGAACATAAGACCGATGTTGTCTTCTGTTTCCTTGAAGATATGAAAGATAATCTCTCGTAAGAAGCTACTCTTACCGATACCCGTACCAGCACAGATAGTTACTAGCTCTCCTTCGCGTATGCCGTATGTCATATTGTTCAGGCCGACAAAGGGATAGTCTACTTTTGATTTAGCTGGACCCTCAAGCAAGGTATCCCATAAGTCCTTACCAGCTACTATACCATCAGGAGTGAAGCTATCGGCATTCCACCAATCAGCTACGAAGTCCGTCTCCTTACCGTGCATGAGATACTCCGACGCATCTTTATAGCGCATCTTCATTATCTTAGCTTTAGGAGACAGTATCTCTGCTGCCTTTCGTGCATTCTCCGCACCGACCTTATCATTATCGAAACATAATACTATGTTATCGAAGCTCATCAGGTACTCATAGTTATCCTCTACATCTTTAGAGGCTCCTGTAATACCTGTCTTCAGGCTAAGACACGGCCATTTATTATCGAACATTTGGTGTGCGGAGAGAGCGTCTAACTCTCCTTCACAGAGTGTGATATATTTACCACACTTCTTGAATAATTGCTGACCAAATAGACTAGCCTGATTTATATTCCCTTCTGTAAGAAATTCCTTATCCCTACCACGTAACTTATTAGCTATGTGTTCATTGTGGGTATTGTAATAAGGATAGTAGTGTTTCCCGTTACTTGCTACGGTAACAGCATACTTACGACAAGTCTCTTCTGATATCTTCCTACGTGTCAACGCAAAAATTGTACCTTTTCCCAAGGTGTCACTTGTCTTGTGTTTCACTGGGATAACAATATCTTCTTCCATAATTTCTCCATCTTTACGAATAGTTCGACAAGAAAAACAGTACGTACCATCAATATAAATAGCGAGAGCATCACTGCTCCCACAGTCAGAACAAGGTGCGTGTGCGTCTAATGCCCTACCCATTTAGTACTTCAGCTACGTTAGGTTCTTTGAGTACTTTAGTAAAGTATTTCGGACCATTAGAATAATCGAATACTCTCAGACCAGCCCCGTCATTACTATGTGACCAGCATCTATCCTTATAGTGACAGAAGACACAGCCGTTCTGTAAGACGTAGTTACCGCTATTACCGTAAGGGATATCTTCATAACATCTATCAGGTATCTTATCAGATTGTACGATCTCTTTTAACTCACGCACTCTCTTGGCAGCATTTATAGTAGAGAGTTCATCCATCATCATAAGAGTAATGTTGCCATTGTTCTTATTGATAACGAAGAACGCACCCTCTTCTATGTCCATAGCTTCCATATAGGAGCTTATCTGTCCGATGTATCCGAAAGGATCAGAATTAAATACTCCACCATTTTGAAATTTTTTAAATCCATAATCAGAAGCTGACTTTACATCTACTAGGACACCATCGATAACAGCATCTATATGCCCCTTGACACCTTCTAGGATAACTTCCTTCTGTTGGTGCTTTACATCGTGACCAGCTTCTTTAGCCAGAAACAATAAGAGAGCTTCTAGGATGTGTCCGTAGAAGAATCTCATACGTAACTGTGGACCTTCTTTACGTTTAATAGGATCATTAATTTCAAACCACAACTGTCTGTTATGGCGTCCTACGGCTGATAGACGTAAACGTTTCCTCTCACCCTCTGAAGGCTCTAAGAAACGAACAGTCTCTTCCTTTAATGTATCTAGGAAATTTTTTAAATTAGTCTTACTGATATCTTCTACGCCAATATCTATTAAGTTCAGTATATCATCTACTAGCGTCGATATCTTCTTTTTCTTTTTTCTTGGCATGTACGCTCCCTTCTGTTCTTAAAGAATACTTAGTAGCCCCGTCCCTCGCTCTAAGCATTGTCTCGCATTGTGAGACAAACCCCTACCATTAAAGAGTAATACTAGAGAACGTCAACATCCTCAAAAGGAATGTCAGTGTCTTCATCCAAGTCACCAAGGGTGAAGCCACCTTCTTCAGCGTCGAGTTCACCGCCACCACTCATATTGGCTTCTTTGAAATCCACGACCATCACAGAGTTTAAAGCTGCTCCGATTCCTGTCCCAAATTCATTATTCCAATTGAATGCAGTAACAGAACACTTGACCGTACTACCATTACCAATGCGAAGATGAGAAGGCCAAGCATTCTTAGCTGCATCCATGACAGTGGGCAAGTTCTTAGTCTTGGCAACAATAAAGGAACCTTTGTTCTTCTTCTCTCCAGTACCTTCACGAATTTCAAGACCTTTGTCTTTAAGCTTCTTGATCGAAGTCTTATCCAACTGACAGATGTCAATTTGATATTTTTGAGACAAACGATTTGGTTCGAAAAGCTGCGCCCATTGCGCTACGCCTTTCACTACTACACGTTCTAGTGCCATATTATATTAACTCCTTTAGACATTTAGTGCGTTTCCGCCCAATTGATCCCTGACTTTGAGTCAGCGTTCAAGGGCAACCTTACGCGCAATATACGACCTGCTTCTAACATTGTCAAGTCTGCCGCATACATTATTTTGTCAACATCATCGACGTGGACTTCGAACTGCATCTCATCGTGGATTGTGTTCACCAAATGTGCGCGTAAGCCGTGTTCTCGTATGTAATCATCGATACAGATTGACCACTGCTTGCAAGCTATCGCTCCCGCTCCTTGCAATAAAGTGTTCAATGCTGCGTGTTGATGACGTACGAAAATTCTTCTACCATCTAATCCTTGTAGGGAACCTCGCTCTGCCATCCCCTGTACTCTTTCTATCAAAGCGTCTAAGGAAGGCATGTTCGATAGGAAGTCTCGTTTTAATCTAGCACCATCCTTTAACGTACCACCTACGACATGGCCTAGCTTCTCTACACCAGCACCGTATAAGAATGCGTAGATGAAACGCTTCGATTGCGCCCTAGTATCTAAGCCAGCGGCTATTCTATTCACCTCGTGAGGATCACCCTTCAGTACTACGTCTATGTACTCTTTGTCTTTCATGTAATGTGCTAGCATCCTCAATTCTAAGCCTTTAGCATCCATACCGACTATCTTGTAAGAACTGTTAGGAACAGTGAAACATGACCTGCATTCCGTACCGTATGGTTTGTCAACTGAGACAATGTTAGCCATATTGGGATTAGAATGGGTCATACGTCCCGTCACTGCGCCCATAGTGTACACTGATCCGTGTATCCTATTGTTTGAGTCCAGATTTTCTAACCATGCCTCTACGGTCTTCCAGCGCGTCTCTAGCATCTTCCACTCTGCTAGCTTCTTCGCCGCTTCCGGTGCGTCATCGTGTACAGTATTGAGGTTTTCCTCACAGATTTTAGGAGAACCTTTAGGTGTAAACACTTTAGGAGTCCAACCATACTCATTGAGTCTCTCTACTATTTGTTTAGGGCTAGCTAGATTAAACTCTTTGAACGTAATAAGAGAGAAAGGACCGACTACTCCGTCTATACCACACAATCCTACCTTAGACATTCTCCCATCTTTTTTATATTTAGGAGTAACTTCTTGTAGAAATTTTGCCTTCGGTAAGA